CTGCTTCAATGTATGGTAAAAGTTCTTCAAGAACTGTTATTATATTTTCGTCATTAAGTTCCATTACTTCTCAGCAGCATACAAAGCAAAAGTAGAAGTAGTTATAACAGTCATCATATTAGCAATATGTTGTTTCGTTTCTGAATCACATTCCTTACCAGGCATGAGACATCCATGTATGGTTGCTGCTACTATTAATAACTGAACAACAACTACTACTTGAATTAAGTTAATAATTCTACCTTTAAGACAAGGAGTTCCATCTCTATTCAAAGGAGTATTATTATTTCTACGATTCCAAAATTTGGACATCACTCTCTAAGCTGTTGATTGAGAAGATAAAACCAAATAACACCAAGCACTATAATAGCAAAAGTCCTAATAGAAGTTGGTGAAGTATCAATCATAAGACTATTGCACCTATAACAAATCCAATTACAGCATTAGCACACTTACTCTGATATGGAGATAGATTAAATTTCTTCTCTACATATTCAAGAACTTTCTTATCTAATTCAACTCCTTTATCAAATAGTTCTTTAATCTTCTTCATTGTCTCTCGTGTCGTGATTACCTAAAGATTTATATTCTAATTGTTTTCTAAGAAATTTTACCTCCTCTTTAAGGATGAGATTTTCCTTCTCAAGCCAATCACAATGTTCTTGATAGATAATTACACTCATTATTCTGTAGGTTTAAAAACAAATGGACCTGGTGTATTACCCCATACAACTTCACCTTCTGGACATATACCTTGATCAGCAGAAGTAAATGTATAAGGATCTAAAGTAATTGTAGTATGTACCTTTACACCATCCTTAGTAAATGTACCCTCTGGTGTCTTTCCAATATATCCAATATGATGTTGTGCAGGTTTAAACTCAACAACTATTCCACTCTGATCAATATTCAATAATATACTATCTTTCGTGACATCTATAGAATGAGTTCTTTCTCTATACACTTCGCCATTATAATCATACCATTGTCTAGATTTTATAACATCATCCTCAATATCCCAATCATAATGGACATGAGAATATTCCGTGGGATTAGTCTTGGCTTGAGCCTTATTATCCCACTTGTTAATTAAACAATGTAAGAAATAGTCTTTCATAATAAAATTATTTAATCAATTAAGGTTCTCTTAACCTTTACACTCTTTACATTTTAAATGTTTCTTTGTTGTCTGTATCAGTAGTAATCTTAAGAGGTGCTTGTTCAATTCTAATTGTTTGAACAGGACCAGCAGGTGCTTTTGCTAAAATTGCTTCAATGTCTTTTGCAGTAACAGGAGGTGTTCCACCGTTTCCATTACCATTACCATTCATCTTCATAGTTCCATCACCTTTCTTAGATGCTGTCTGAATTCCGAAGCTCGCTAAAACTCCTGTGAACACCGAAGCTATGAAAGTTGGATCTATTTTTTGTTGTGGTACACCAGGAATCGCCACATAATTAAGAGTCAATATTCCACCACTCCAGGCAAGAACAGTAATTCTGACCATTGTACTGATGATTGCTGCTTGTTCGTCAGCATCAGGAACAATGGCAGATTTTACTTTACCGAAGAAACCTTTCTTCTTTTCCTCAACTTCTTCTACTACTTCTTCTTTTACTTCTTCAGACATAAAAAATAAGGGTGACTATTTCTATATAGCACCCTTAGTATTTAAAATTGAACTGGAGGTTCAGGTAAAGAAGCTTGTGGTGGAGTATCAGGATTAGTCTGTGGTGAAAGATCATTAGATCCTAATGGGAGTGCTGATCCACTACCCACGCCACCAAGACCTCCCAGAGATCCCATAACTGATTCCAAAGCTTGAGATTTAATTCCATCAATGATGGATGCCCTATTGACATATACGTATAACCCACTACCAACAACGGCAAGAGATACAACGCTAGACGCAACAGCAAGTACATTTACAAATTTTTGCATTTTAGATAACCTAATTCTATGTATTGTCATGTTAGACATGAACGTTATTTATAACGCTCTCCAGTATAGTATGCTTTGAAATAATTTGCAAGCCCATTTGTTGTATACTGTTTACTACACCAATCATCAGCACATTCATAGATTGCTTTATTACTGTGCTTATCACCAAAATTTTTAAGAAGTAACTTAAGAGTTGCTTGTCTCAACTTTAATTTCTCATCATCCATCATATTCACTCCCCTTTCCAATATACTCTAGAGAATAAACATCATGATCTTTTGTCTCAGGATCCATCCACTCCTCAAACTCTTGAGTAAGTGCATGTGCATCCATAAGTCTATCTACATCGTTCTCATTGCATAAAGTTTTAACTCTAGCAACAGACCAATCAGTTGCATTACGGATTGTTTGTTCCAAAGTTACCATAGTCCTTTTTCATATATCGACCAAGAATATTGCTATTATAGTATGCTGGAGTCCCGTCGTCAAGTGCTTCAATTAACACATTATTTAAAAATAATTGTTTAGTCTCTTCGTAGTTTACTTTACCAAGGGTAGTATGAAGAGAAATTATTTCTCGCTTAAAGTTCTCTTTGCCCAATCGTTTAACATCGGATTTAAGTTCTGGAGAACTTCCGTAGTACTTTTTCCAGTCACTCTCACTCGTAACTCTGCGTTTCCCACCTCTAGGCTTTCTACGCTGTGTAAAATATTTTCGTCCAATGTATTTTTTTCCTGATTGGAGATTTGTAATACAGTAGACGTAACCGAACTTGTCGCCAATATCGTCAGAAGTGAAAGCTGTACCTTTGTAGTACCAGGGATTTTCATAATCTCTTTCACCATTCGATTCCATTTCATAATTTTATTATAACTAAATTTTATTTATAGTCTTACTTTTTAGTGTTAGCAGTATGCTTAGGATTCTGCTTAGGATCTTTTAATTCATATCTCCTAGAACTATGATGATCATCTCTCTGCTTTGAACTCAATTTGTAACGAGGTGTCTTCAAAGGTGTCTTTCCATCTTTTTTCATAGTGATCTTCTCGTCTCTCTTCTTGCGATGTCCCTGAACACCAGTATCTCCAATACTCTTAGACTTTACAGGATTCTTTGTATGTCTTTTAAATCCATAATGTCTAGGACCACCACCTGTTTGATCACCACGTTGAGTGGCAGCATCTGTATCAACACTGCTCTGTGATTGTGATAAGTTGTAACCAGCCCTTTCATTCTTACCTACACTAGATCCATGTTTCTTATGCTCTCTTGAATTCCTTCTCTTCTGTCCTAGTTCCTTTGCTCTTGCATATGCTGCTTTAGCAAGTCTCTCATTCTCAATAATATTTGCCTCAATAATTGCTTCTATTTCTTCTGTAGAGAATAAACCTGTTGCTTCTAATTCTTCTTTCTTAAGATGATCTGCTTTTGTATAAAGAGGTTCTCCCGTCTTTACATTTTTCTTATCTCTATCTTGCCAAGCTTTGGTATTACCAGTCTTATCAGCTTGAGTTAATGTATAAGCTTCAGCAATTTTTCTAAGATCTCTAGAGTCCATGTTTATAATACATTTTTAGTTATTTATCATTATCAGGTAATTGAGTAATATAATTACTCTCGTCCCATATGGGAAGAGGAGTC